TAAGGCTGCTTTTGGTAAGTTGTCTTCTAAGGCAGAATCTAAGGTTGCCGTTTCTTACAACGACCACATCAACGCTATCAAAGCCGAGATTGGTAATGTTATCGAGAAAGGTTGGAACGACATTAAGAACGCCGCTAAAAATGGCGGTCGTGGTTTCTCTGCTGACCTTGATATGAAAGCCGTAGGTACAATGACCTTGGGTAACAACCTCACTGGTTCTGCTTACGTATCTTACGTAGACAACCCATATATGAGGTCTTTTGTTAACCCACACTTGCGTAGTGTGTTTAACATTATCCCAGTTTCTACCGGCTCTGTATCTTTCCCACGTGGTAACTCACCAGTTGGTGAAGGTTCTTTCGGTAAGCAAACCGAAGGTAATGGTAAGCCTCAAGTTGATTACGATGTAACCGTAGTAAATACTGCGTTGTCTTTCATCGCAGGTTATGCTAAGGTTTCTCGTCAAATGATTGATGACCTTCCATTCCTTCAAGCATATCTTCAGCAGTCTTTGATTGAAGATTTCCAAAAGGCAGAAGACACCTACTACTTGAACGCTATTGCAGCTTCAGCTACCGCAGGTTCATCTTCTGGTGCTAACACCGCAGAGAAGTTCATCGACTATTACGCTCAGTTAGGTGCATTGGGATGGACTCCAAACATTGCCTTGACTACACACGCTGGTTGGGCAGGTTTGTTGAAGACAAAGCCATCTGATTACTCTGTACCGGGTGGTGTTGTTATCGATGCTCAAGGAAATGTAAGAATCGCTGGTGTTCCAGTAATTCCTCACGCTTTGGTTACTGCATCTAAAATCTATTTGATGGACTCAAGCAAGTTCGCTATTGCTCAGCAAAGCGGTCTTTCTGTTCGTTCTACCGAGTTCGATCAAGACGATTTCATTAAGAACCTCATCACTTTCCGTTGCGAGGCTCGTTGCGAACTTCTCCAGTTCCAACCATCTGCTGCGGTTTATGGTGCTATCTAATAATGAAAAGCCAATAAACGGGGGAGGGAGTTTTCTCTCCCCTATTTTTTTATGACACACGTTATAATTGGTGCGATGGATGGCGAAAGCTATGACGATATATTTGATCGTCTTGGCGAGGATGACGTGGCGTTATTTATTGAGCCTATACCCTATCAATTTGACAAGCTAAAAGAAAATGTAAAGAAATTAAGGTGTCAAGTATTGCTTGACAACTCGGCAATATCTGATCGCAAAGAGGATTTAGTAATGGCCTATGTGCCACCAAAGTATTTAAAGAATCACGAGGATTTTATAAGGGGATGCAGTAGTGTGGTTAAATTTAATAAACCCCTTAATCGATATTTGGCAGAGATAGATGAGTCTAATTTGGAATACCACGAAACCAAAGCAATATCATTTGATACTATAATGGACAAGTGGGGACTTGACAAGGTTGACTACGTGCAAGTGGATTGTGAGGGTTATGACCAAAAGATAGTGGATAGTATAGATTTGATAAAATATAACATAAAGACACTTAAATTTGAAATTCACTATGTAAATTTGGATTTCATTAATTATTTTTCACAAAAGTGGCCACAATATAAACCAACTATCAAAGGAGCAGACATAATTTATGAATATACTTTTTAGCATACACTTATACTTGCCCAAGCACTCTTGTGGAGCCGAGCATTATGCTCATACACTTATAAAGGATTTGCAAAGCAAAGGTCATCAAGTCAAGGTGCTTTTGCATCAAGCAAATCACTATCGAATCACTAATAATTATACTTACGATGGAGTGGATGTATTTCCTCCAAATCAAAATGTAATTGATAGTTTGCTTCGTTGGTCGCATTGTGTTTTCACACATTTGGATTATACGCAATGGACACTCGGCATTTGTGCTTTATATAAAAAGCCAGTTTTCCACTTGATACACAATACGCATACTTACCCCGAGATAGAAAACGCACATAATCCACAATACATTGTCTATAACTCTAAATGGGCAAAAGAGAAACTTAATTATAAATGGGATAACTTTACACTAACGCCACCCGTTGACTATCGTGAGTTTGACTTAGGGCAAGACCCAATAAATAATGAGTATATTACACTCATTAATTTGAACGAGAACAAGGGTGGTAAGATATTTGAAAGCATAGCAAGGGCATTACCAAATAAACGCTTTTTGGGGGTAATTGGTTCGTATGATGAGCAAATAATCCCTAAATTAGATAATGTGACGATAATGCCTAACTCGCCCGACATTAAAGATACACTTGCCAAGACCCGAATACTATTAATGCCGAGCAAATATGAGAGTTGGGGAATAACTGCGACTGAAGCGATTAGTAACGGCATCCCCGTTATTTGTAGCGAAGCCGAGGGACTAAAGGAGAACTGCGACTATGCGGGTACTTACATCAAAGATCGTGATAATGTTAAAAGCTGGGTGGAGGCGATTACAAAGTTGGATGACAAAAAAACGTATTCCGAACTCTCCAAGAAAGCCAGAAAAAGAGCAAAAGATCACGATCCGAGGAAAGCACTTGATGAATTTGAGGCCTGGCTCCGAGAAAAGGTTAATAAACATTATCAATAATGGCGATATTTATAGATGGGGTGACGATAGTGAATGACGCACAAGTTGAACCCGTTAGTTTAACGGATGCAAAGAATTGGATGCGTATTGACTACAACACGGATGACGATCAAATAAATGACCTAATAACGGCATCAAGAGTACATCTTGAGAAGATAACGGGGATGGGGTTTGTTAATAAGGTGTATAGGGTAAATGCGGAGCTGACTGGCACAGTCCCACACGTTTGGATGGTTGACCTACCTTATGGCCCGTTAATTTGTATTGATGAGGTCAAGTATAAAACTGGCATCAATCAATACACAACACTTACAAAAAACGTTGACTTTGAGATTATTGGTGGTAAACTTTGGTTGTATGAGCAAGGTTTCTATCAAATAAAATACCAAGGTGGATATGGCACGTTGCCAGAGGATTTGCAAACGGATATGCTTACTCTTGTTGCTTGGAGTTACGAGAATAGGGGTAAACATATGAACGCTGATCCTAAGCAATCAATAAGCCAATATCCATTTTGGGATGGACTTAATTATCATCAATATAAAAAAGTGGTGATATAATGGCAAAAATAAACCCAGGTGTTTTTAATAGGGCATTGCTTGAGATACAAGTAGCAATGAATAAGAGATTGGAAAAAGTTGAAGAAACGATTGAAGATTCTATTGAAGATTCTCTTATTAAAATTGTTGCAGGTGCAAAAAGAGATGTTCCTAAAGATACTTTAAAATTGGAAAATAATATTTATTGGGAAAAGACTGGACAATTTAAATATAACTTGGTAGGTGGTACACATTATGCTGCTTATGTTGAGTTTGGAACAAGAGGTGGTGGACTTTCTGAATCTTTGCAAAAAGATTATTATGCTAACATAGCAAGACAATTTATTGGTTCTGTCCCTGGTAATACACTTCCACAACCATATTTTTATCCTAATATTAATAAGGAATTGCCAGTATTATATAAGAACATAAAAAAAGTATTAGGTAGCAAATGAAAGATTGCGCTAATAATGTGCGTACTATATATGTCAATGCCTTAAATGGCAACATAACTTACAATGGTAAGAATGTTCCCGTTTATGGACAATCGCCATTTAAAACACCACCACAACATTATGTTGTGATTGGTAATATAGATGAGGTTGCAAATAATACTAATCACACGTTTCAAAATAATGTTGAGGTTGTGATTGATATTTATAGTGAGCAATATCGAGTGTATGATAATGGAGTGGTAGATAATATAGCTTCACAAGTTCTTAACATATTGATACCTGACACTAATATTGATGGATTTAGTGATACTGACTTTGTTGTGTATCCTATGTCAAGGACAAGTTCACGTTATCTGCCATTGCAAAATGGGGATAATTTTGTAGCGAGAAAGATAATAACAATAAGCAATTTAGTAAACCAAAAATAAAACAATAGAAAAATGGGACAAATTCAAGGATCTACACAAGATGTGTTGATTGATGTTACCGGAGGTACAAGTTGGGTAAAACTTGTATGTCTTCGTTCTTCATCTGTAAATACATCAATGGATGCAACAAACGAGCAAACTAACTGCGGTGTTTTGACAAGCGTATCAGAGCCACTTATGAGTGTTGACTTTGATGCAATTTGTGAAACAGACCCAGCATCATTGAGTGCAATTTCTTATGAAGAATTGTTAAATGCAATGGTAGCAAAAACTTTGGTAAACGTAAAAGTTCAAAACCCAGTTTCAACTGGTACATCTGCTGGTAGTGTATATTACCATCAGTTCAAAGGTTATATTACTGACCTTACTTTGAATCAATC